GGTAATCTAACCTGTAAGTTGCCGACTGGGGAGCTGAACATCAGTTTGTTAAGCAAAGAGTAGTTGACTTACAGGTTAGATTACCCTACAGGATTGAGAAAATAGAAGCACCTCAACCTGTTGTAGAGGTAATAGTTCCAACCCCATACAGCGAGTTATCTTCAACCGAGCAGAAGATAATAGACTTATGGGGTTATAAGAATGGTGTGGTAGCAATAGCAGTATTCAAATGTGAGTCAGGACTTAATCCTGAAGCAGTTAATTGGGATTCAAATGATGTGGGTATTGCACAAATAAACTTTCCTATATGGAAAGATAAGATAAAGGAGAAGTTTGGATATACATTGTTAGACTTGTTTAGTATAGATAAAAACCTTGAAGTAGCATATTGGATTTGGGATAGAGCAGATGGTGAGGAAGGAAATAAAGAAGGTTCTTTTACACCTTGGACTGTATTTAACAACGCAAGTTTTGTCGGTTGTATTGAATAACTGGTATAACACAGGTATAATGGTTATATGATAAATAAACTAACTGATACCTGCACATACTGTGGAAAAGAGAATAGTGTAAGAAAGGGGAGAAAATATTGTAACAGAGAGTGTTATAGGAAAGATAAGAAAGGAAAACCGAGCCACGCTGTTTGGAGTGATGAGGTTAGAAAAGGTCTGTCTAAAAAGTTTATGGGAAAAGGAAACCCTATGTACGGTAAGAAACCTTGGAATAAGGGAAAGAGGATACCAGAAATGTCTGGTGAGAACCATCCCAATTATAAAGGTGGGTGGATTCAAGACGGATACAAGTTTATGTACAAGAACGGTAGGCAGATTGGTGAACACACATATACAATGGAACAGCACATAGGAAGAAGGATAAAAAGTAACGAGGTTGTTCATCATCTAAACGGTGATAGGTTAGACAACAGGATTGAAAATCTTGAGTTATTAACTCGGAGAGAACATATGAAGATACACGATATAGGAAAGGATACGAGGTTTAGGTAAGATGCTTTGAGTAAATAGTTTAACTCACTGGTTGGGATGTAGCACTCACTACTCCCAGTCAGTGAGTGTTACAAGATGAAAATAACTAAGTTAGAAAAAAATACAATCTTCATAAACGATACAGTTAAAATAAATGTAGAGATAGAGTTGGATAAGTTTGATACGGATTACTTCTGCTCATTATTAGGTACTGCATTTGACCCAATACCTGATGACATCATCCCATCTATCATAGAAGCAATAGGTAAAACATATAAGGGTAGAGTTAAAAATGGTAAAATAACAGGTGTTAATCCTTATGTGTCTTGAAGCGGTAGGTTAGGCATAACAGCGTGGCTTACCGCTTGAGGGCATATATGGCAGGAATAAAAAGAACATCAGCAGATAAATGGTTTAGTGATTACATAAGAGCAAGAGACAACTGGACTTGCCAAAGATGTGGTAGGAAGTTCCCTGATTACATAGAGGGGGGAGATAATACAGCTTTAGGTGGTTTAGACAATGCACATTGTTTTACAAGAGGACATAACTTGGTTAGGTTTGAACCAAATAATGCAGTTGCTCTTTGTTACGGATGCCACTCTTACTTAGACGCTAACCCAACAGAGAAGTTTAGCTTCTTTGAAGATAGAGTAGGTACAGAAACCTTTGAGGATATGAGAATAAAATCTCATCTACCTTATAAGGGAATAAAGAAAGACCAGAAAGAAATAGCAAAGAAATATAGAGATTTATTTAGGGGTTTGATATGAAACAAGAAAAATGCAGCTGTACTAAAAAAGGATATGTAGTTTTTACAAAAAAAGGAAGATGTATTCGTTGTGGTAAGAAAGTAGATGCACCTGAAAAAGATGTGTGGGATGAGATAGTAGCAAAAGCAGTGATACAAAGCACACTTGATTACTTTAAGAGCAGACATTTGAAAAGTTAATAGTAAGCAGGGCAGTAGATGATTAACACCCTTCTTCATCCTAAATACTCGTTCCATATTCTTGGGCAGGGAGTATGGGACACTTACTGCTCTGCTTTTTGTTAATTAACGCACAATAAACGCACAAGTGTTATAATAATAGTTATGGCAAAGGAAAAACCTAAGACCACAGCTAAGATAAGACAGAAGAAACTTGCTGTAAAAATAATGGAAAATAATGGAATCAGCGTGTCTAAAGCAATGAAGGAAGTAGGATACTCAGATAACTATTCAAAGAATCCCCAGACAGTAACTGCAACTAAATCTTGGCAACAGTTAATGGATGAATACTTACCAGACTCTTTAATCGCAGAAAAACATAACGCACTTCTCAATAAGACAGATGACAAAGGTGATATAGATGCTAATGCAGTTAAATCAGGAATAGACTTAGCTTACAAAGTAAAAGGTAGGTTTGCTCCTGAAAAGATAGAGCATAGTATTAGAGAAGTAAAAATAATAAGATATGAATGATATAACACTTCCACATAACTTTACTCCAAGAGAATACCAGTTGCCTTTACTTAAAGCACTTGATACTGGTGGTTATAAGAGAGCCATAGCCATTTGGCATAGAAGAAGCGGTAAGGATTTGGTAATGCTAAACTATATTGCTAAGAAAATGTATGAGAGAGTTGGTACTTATTACTACTTCTTCCCCACTTACAGACAAGCAAAAAAGGTTATCTGGAACGGTATGACCAGAGATGGTGTGAAGTTTACAGATGCGTTCCCACAAGAGCTAAGAAGAAGAACAGATAACGGTGAAATGCTTATTGAAATGGATAATGGCTCAATCTTTCAGTTAATTGGTACTGATAATATTGACGCTGTTATGGGTTCTAACCCAGTTGGATGTGTATTTTCAGAGTGGAGCTTACAGAATCCAGCGGCTTGGGATTATGTTAGACCAATACTTGCAGAGAATGGTGGTTGGGCAGCATTTATTTACACTCCAAGAGGAAAGAATCACGGTTATACATCTTTAGAGACAGCAAGAGCATTCCCAGATACTTGGTATTCAGAGGTTTTAACAGTTGAGGATACTAAGGCAATATCACCAGATGTATTAAATCAAGAATATGATGAGATAGTTAGAAAAGATGGTAATGATGCACTATATCAGCAAGAATATATGTGTAACTTTGATGTACCTATTCAGGGAGCATACTATGCAACACAACTATTACTGGCAGAGCAAGAGGGTAGGATAACAACAGTTCCTTATGATTCAAGCACATCAGTACACACAGCGTGGGACTTAGGGATGGACGATTCAATGAGTATATGGTTCTTTCAGGTAGTGGCTCAGGAGATACACTTCATTGACTACTATGAATCCAGCGGGGAAGGTATCAACTACTACATCAAATACTTACAGGATAAGGGATATATCTATGGTAGGCACTTTGCTCCACACGATATAGCAGTAAGAGAGCTTGGAACAGGTAAATCAAGATATGAAGTGGCTAAGAGTCTGGGTATAACCTTTGAAATAGGTAAGGCACTTGCAATAGAAGATGGTATTCAAGCAGTTAGAAATGTACTTGGTAGATGTTGGTTTGATAAAGATAAGACAGATAGAGGATTATCAGCTCTTAGAAGCTATCACAAGGAATGGGATGAGGATAATCAGGTGTACAAACAAAGACCAGAACACGATTGGAGTTCACACGGTTCAGATGCTTTTAGAACATTTGCAGTAGGATACAGAGAGCTTGTAACACTTCCACCTGCTACACATACTCTAATAAGAGATGACCCATACCAAAGACCACACGGTGGGGATATGTTAGAGGGGGGAATATTATGAGTGAGTTCAAACCGTATAAACCAGAGGAGATGTATAAAGTAGTGTTGTCTAAATATGAGGTGATGCTTATTCAAAAGATGAGAGATATGAAGTATGGCTCACTTGTAATACATTTTGTTGGTGGTAAACCAGTAAGAACAGAGACAACCAATAGTGAGATGACTAATGAATCCAAAGATAATAAACTTACTATTGAGTTTGAAGTTATTGAGGGAGCAAGTTAATAAAGGTATAATATCCTTATGGAAAAACTTAAACATAAAAAAGTAAAGGGAAGAATGAAAGTGTTAAAGGTTGTTCCATATATGGGGCATATGGTTTACATTAGACAGATAGGTAAAGACTATTTTGAATACTTGCTGGAGTACAATAATCAGATATATTCCAGTTACATAATCATATTGCCAGAAGAGGGAAAGAAAAAACTAACTAAATCGCAGATAAACGGTTGTATTGAGATGGTTTATGCAGGTGCAGAAGCAACTATCAATGCTCTAATGGGTATTGAAGCATCTGATGAAGATAAAAAGATAGTGGAAGTGTTTGAAGATGCGGTTAAAAAGACCGAGAAAGTAAAAGATGGCAAAAAATAAGGAAAAAACTACAAAAGTTGAAGAAAAAGTTGACTATAACAGTCTTGCTAAGCAATGTTCAGTAGAATATACCCTTGCTTGGAAGCATCAGAAGCCTAAAAAGGATGAAGATGAGATAAGATTGAAGCTTTACAATAACCAAAAGAGAGATAAGTCAGCAGTTGGAGACACCACACTCTTTACAGTTATGCAAACGGTCA